GCCTCGTCAGGCTCTGGCATTTCGACGCCCATGTCCTCGAGGATGTCGAGAAGCTCGTCGTCTTCGATGCGATCTTCTGGGTCCATGGTTCCGTCCTTATTCGGTCACGAGAGGCACTGAGGTGAGTGCCCCTGCAGTAAAGAGCGCCTCGACGATTTGCTGGGCGCGGGTGGTGTCCTGCATGTCTTTGGCGGCGCGCAGGAGCCGCTCGACCGCGACGTCGCGCTGCTGTCCCTGCATGGACAGCAACTCGCCGAGGCTACGGTTCAGCTTGCTCGCGCTGCGGCCATAGAGGATCTCGTCAATCAGCCGGTTGATCGGAACAGACACCGCCTCAGAAACGCGGCCCGGTATGGACTGTCGACTGCTGCTCTCCGGGACGCGCGCTGCCGACAGCGCGTCGGCAGCCTCCTTGCGAGCCTGTGTTTCCGACCCCTCTAGCACCTTGCTGCGCGTGCGAGAAAAAGTCTTCTCAGCCTGCAGGCGCTGCATGATGGCGTTTGCGTCGTCCGCACCAAGGATCAGCCGGAGCTTTTCGGCGTTAAACTCCTTGTCAAACGCACCCCACGCTGCGGCGGCATCATTGCGTGAAGTACCCATGAGAGCCTGAATATATTCCCGCGCGCCCTTCTTGAACGCCTCCCTCTGGGGGTCGGTCATGCCCGACAGCTTAACGCGCAAGTCCGCTGGCGACAGCGTGGACAGCGGCCCGCCGGTAAACACTGACCTGCCGTCAGCAATGGCGCGCTCCAGCGCCGAGGCGTCCGCCCACCCCCCGCGCGCCGTGGCGTAGCCGGGGATCTTGTCAAGCCTGCGGTCCATTTCGTCGAGCACATTTTTCAGGATCTTACCCTTCTCGCCTGCGCCCTCCCGGAAAGCCTGCTCTTTAGCGTCGCTCAGCGCAGCGCGAGCGTTGTGCAAGCGCAGGGCCGAAACCGGGCCTTCCTTCCCTAGGTCAGACAGTACGTTGTTCAGCGCGCTGCGCACGGAGCTGGATTGATCCCGTGCCGCCATGGCGATGCCGCTGCGCAGGGCGTCAATGTCGATGGGGTCCGGGTACGCCTTTGCCGCGTCATATAGCGGGCCGAACTCCGTCGCCTTACGGCGGGCCTGCTCCGCGCGGGCTTCAAACGCCGCTCCGGGCTGCGCCATGTAAGTGCTGACATCCTGCTCAATCCGCTGCCCAGCACCAGCGGCGCGCTCACGCAGCGCGCGGGCCATCACGTCCGCACCCTCTCCGCCAATCACGGCAAGCCCCTGCGCCCGACTGAGGGGCGCGCCGGGGATGTCCGCAATCATGCCTTCCGGCCCGAGGCTGGCGAGGTACTCCTCAATGTCCTCCCCGGAGCGCTCGGAACGGCCCAGTGATGATGCGACCCTTCGAGACGCAGCGCCGCTGTATTCTGGCAGGGTACGACCGAGCCGCCGCACGTCTTGGATCGCGCGGGTCGTCGCCCCAGCCAAGGCACCGGCAGCGGGGGAAAGCGCACCTATAGCCGCCCCAGTGGCAGCGGTGGCTGGAGACACTTGGACCAACCGGTCTAGCGGCCCGCCCTCAGCCTCGCCAATTTGCGGCAGCGCGGCGGCAGTGGCCCCAGCCCCCATGCCTGTCAGCACTCTAGGCAGCGGCCCCACCGTCTGCATCCAACGAGCCGTGCCCAGTGCGGGCAGGGCCATGCCAGCGCCCGTACCGGCAAGCTGCCCGCTGGCGTACTCCTCTGGGGCCAGCATCTGCGCGGCCTCATTCTTTTGCCGGATCAAGTCCCGGTAGCGGCGGTAGGCGGCGCTGGCAGCCTTGGTGTCGCCGCTGCGCGTAAGCTCCTTGACCGCCTCCGCAGCGCCCCGGATCTCGTCGTCGAAATTCATAGCGAGGCCCGACTGCATGCCTCGATAGGTGGCTGCAGTCTTAATTTGCTCCTGCTCTGCCGCAGGCCGCTTAGCTCGGTAGGTGTCCAGAGCCTGCTGCTGGCGAGGCGAAATGTCTCCAGACCGTTCGAGGGCCTCAAGCACGCGCACCGCCTCTAGGATGTTGCTGGCCTCCGCATAAGTCATGTCGTCAGCCATTCGTCACCTCCCGAGCAGGATGTTGGCGGCGTCGTCACCGGTCATAGAAGACACCGGAGCCTGCTGCCGGATAACTGGCGGAATTGGGTTCTTCAGCGACGCCATCTCGCGCAAGTACGTCGGGACGTCGATCTCGCCGGACGCCAAGCGCTGCGCGATTTGGCCCGCCTGCATATCGTAGTTGGCTATGCCTCGCAGGGTCTGCAAGATCAACTCATTACCACCCGGCGTGTTGATGATCCGAGGAAGGCTTTGCTTGAACAGGGCAAGATCCGCGTCGGACATCGGCCCGGAGCCGGGTTGGCGCTGCTCCGGCACCAGTTGGTTGATCAGCGCTTGCGCAGCCTCGACATCGCTCGCTCCCTCCAGCTTCAGGCCAAAGTTACTCGCCATCTGAACAAAGGCCCCCGCACCGCCCTGCGGTGCGCTCCGCAAGAGCTGTTCCAATACATCATAGCGGGCGATGTTCCTGCTCGCCTGCTGCCCCGCTTTGATCGACGTTGCAACATCAGCCCCAAGGTTTTTACCCAGTTCTTTCTGAAGCGCGCTTTCGTCAGCTCCGGTGCCCACGTTGACAACGCTTCCACCGCCGCCACCGGAACGCAAAAACTCGTCAAAGCTGCCCGGATAGCCAGACTGCTTGGCGTACTCATAGTTTTTGATCAGTGCGGTGCGGTCGTCTTTAGGTTTCGAAAGAGCCAGCGCCGCAGCGTCCTGTCCGCCCAGCGCGCCAGCCTCCACCGCAGCCGCTAAATCAGGCCGGTTCACGCCCGGAGACCGCAGCCACTCGACAGTGCGTGACTTGCTCTGCAGCGCCTTCTCCGCCGCCAGCAATTCCTTGCGCGTCTCCCGGCGCTCTTGGATGCCGCCCTGCAAAGCGTTAATCATCGCCGTGTTGGGGAACATCGACAGGCCGCTCAGACCGATGGCGAGGTTCGACAGGATGTCGCGCCGACGCTCGGCGGGCGACCGGGGGTCGTCCTCGCGGGGGCCGAACAGGCCAAGCAGCCCGCGCGGCTGCTGGGGTGCTTGCTGGGCGTCCATGGGTGCTGCTCCTTGTGTAGATATGCGGGGCTGGCTCGGCAAAGGTATGCCCCCTGTCCCCATGCTTGTGCGACCCAAAACTTTTGGGACGTAAGCCTGCGTCTCCTTATAGGGCGGGATGCCACCATACTTTTGAACAGCTCCCGGACCTGCGTTATATGCAGCCAAAGCCAGAGGCCACTGCCCAAACGTGTCGTACTGCTGGCGTAGGTATTGCGCTCCGCCAAAGATGTTTTGCTTTGGATCATATGGGTCGACGCCAAGCTGCTTAGCAGTTCCCGGCATAAGTTGCGCAGGACCGATAGCACCGGCAGAGGACACCACGTCTGGCTTCCAGCTACTCTCCTGCTGGATTAGGCTGAAAAACAGCTCCTCAGGGATGCCGTAGCGGCTTGCCGCCTCCGATGCTATTTGACGCAGATCCATTTACAGCCCCGCGAATGCGCCGATGATCGTGCCGAGCGTACCCAGCAAGCCGGGGTTCTGCGTCGTCGTCTGCGTCTGCTGGCCCATGTTCGCCGCACCCAGCGCCGCCATCGGCAGCGTCAACGCCTGCTGTGGCGCGCCCGTGAAGCCGCTGTATTGGTTCTGCGCCGCGTTGATGAGCTGCTGCATAAGCGCCTGCTGTAGCGCGCCCTGCTGGCTCTGCTGGCCGCTGATCTGCTGCCCGAAGCCGAAGCCGAGGTTGGCGAGGTTCCCAAGCTGGGAAGCGCCCTGCATCATCAGGTTTTGCTGGCCCTGCGCCGCGCCCAGAGCGGTGTTGAAGCCCTGCATGTTAAGGTTAGCCGCAGTGTCGGCGGCCTGCTTTGCGAAGGCTTGGTTAGTTAGGCTCTCCGCCACCCCGTGGCGTGACCCGCCGAAAGCCCCGGCTCGCCGCGCCTGCGCGGCGGTGTTCATCGCCTGCGTCTGCCGCTGGGTTTCGAGATCCGCCAGCGTGCGCTGGGTGACCGCCTGCGTGTATGGGTTCATAAACCGGCCGATCTGCGGGCCAGCCATGGCCGCCCCAGTCGCGCCGAGCGCGCCTTGGTAGGCACCGGCTGACTGCTGGTAGACGTTCTGCGCCGCCTGCGTGTCCTGTGGGTTTGCTGGTCCCGCCATCTTAGGCCTCCCCTTCGCCCCGACGACCGCCACCTATTGATGAGGCCATTCCGGGGTTTCCTTCTCCAATGCCAAACGACCCGTCAAAGCCGAGCAAGTCTCCCATATAGGTGTCGCCAAAGTTGACGGTGCCGTCTCCGCTTATGTCTCTCAGTCCGTCATAGAACCCGCCGCCGCTGGATGTGCCGACGCCATTGGCGCGGTTTTCCCAATAGCCGCCGTCAAAATAGGGGTCGTCGCGGTTGAAGGGGTTGTTGCTGCCAGATCCGTCAGCGCCGCCGAAGCCCCCGGCTCCGCCGTATGCCGACACGCCGCCAGTGAGCGGCGCGAATGGGTTGCGCGGCCCCGCGCCGGTTGTCGGGTCGATAAACATCCCCCGGATAAAGTCGTACTGCCCCGGAGCGTTGGCTTGCAGAGCCGACAACATTTCGTTGTAAAGAGGAGTGCTGCTGTAGCCCTGAATGCCACCGGCAAACTGAGTAGGCGCGGGCATGCCCTCCATGCCGGTCATGCCGCCGCCCGGTAGGCCGAAGGCCGCCGCCGCCTGCCCGGTGTTTGCGAAGGCCGCCTGCTGCATGGGGCTAAACGCCGCGACCTCTGGGCCGAAGCGCGGGACGTACCCAAGAGTTGCGATCTCGTCCGCACGCGCCAGATTTTGCTGCGCGGCGCGCTCCAGCCACTTTGGGATCTCGACCTTGGTTGTCTGCTTGCCGCCCTTACCGCCGCCGCCTGCCATGTTACAGCCCCTTTTCCATTACAGTCAGGGTTTCGCGGAAACCCCTCTTGTTCATAACCTTACGCCAGCCCTTGCGGCCGGCGAATGTGATGGCCTCGCAGCCCTGCAGCTTGCCCCACTCCTCAGCCGATTGCAGCATGGCCTGTACGCCATCCATGGTGCCGCTGGCGAGGAAGATGTGCAGCGTCTTCTTGCGAGGATACACTACAATCTCCGTAATTGCCATGCTGTCGCCGTTCTCCCACAACTGCATGTGCCCGAGAAGGACGCTCTCGTACACGTCCTCGAAGGTGTGCGTGCCGCCAGAGTGCGCCAAAGCCCGATCAATGTGTTCCCTCCAGCGCTCCATCAGCCGTGCAGCCTCGTGATCGCAATCGTAGACGCAGGGGCCGCTGGGGCGAAGGCCGTGGCGGCAGAGGCGTCTAAGTAGCCAGACGTGCTATCCACCGCCCACATGGCCTCCAGATAGTCTCCAGCGTTGAAATTGAAGATAGCCGACCGGCTAACAACCAGCACCGCTCCGTTCTGGTGCAGGGCGTTCTTCATGGTCGAACCGGCCACGTCAGAGCCGTTGACGCGAGGCCAGAACCAAAAATTCACGGTGCTGGCCGATGTGGACGCAATTTGTGCGGAGAATGACACCATGTATTCTCCGCCCTCGGCGAAGACCAGCCGCGAGGCGGGCGTGCCATTTGTGATCCCGTTGGACACACTGGCCGTATAGGTCAGGGCGTAGGCGGTGTCGGCAGCCGCAGCGGTTTGGTTGGACGTTATACCTCCGCTATAATTTCCATCCTCAAGTACAACCTGAACCCACTCGCCGTTCTTGGACACGACCGGGTAGCCGTTGACCTCGTCCCAAAGGATGATGCCGTTCTCGGACGGGTTGCTGTCGGCGGTCTTGAATTGCAGGCGCGGTCGCTCGCGCAGCATGTAGCGCACGAGCCTGCCGCCCCACGCTTTCCAGTCCTCGCCGACTGGCTGGGGGATGATTGGTGTCGTCACCGCTTACCCGCCTGTACCAAGTCAATGCTGGGGACGCCCCACCGCCACGCCCCGATGCCGGTTGACGTCACGCGCATGCGTAGCTGCCGCCCAGAGAACCGGATGTCGGTCGGGTTAGCCATGCTGAACGGCCCGTAGGTGCGCTCTAGGCTGTCCGAATTGAGGTTGGTATTCGGATAGTTTCGCGCCTTGAAAGTCGCCGTCACGCTGCCCTGCGTCAGCTCGTCTGGGAGCAGGCGCAGGGCATGAAACAGCGTCTCCCCGGTACCCATACGCACGGGGCCGCTTTCCGCGTAAACCTCTTGGCCACCATAGCTGTAGCCCGTCTCGTGGTCGTAAACAGCGCCCGCTGCAGAGGCAAATAGGGGCTGCTTGAACACCCCACGGTCAATGCCCGCCGTGCGCGCCATTTTACCGATCAGCCAGTGGTTCTCTTTGTAATCGTAGGCGACATAGCTGTCGATCTCGCCGTCCGATGACGCTCCGCTGACGTAGAACCACCAGACCTCGCCGTTCTGACCGTTGGACACCGCCCACGCCTTGCTGATCTGGTCGGTGCTTATATCCAGAAACACATGATCAGACACCGAGCATGGCAGCTCCTGAACGCTAGAACCATCGAACCGAAAGAAGCCTTTTTGCCCCATCCAGAACACCCCAGCGTCGGTCGATGCTACGGCCTTGCGGGCTATCATGCCGCACGCTTGGCCGACCCGCTCAAATCCGTATATGAACGGCGGCCCCTGATACGTCGCCCGGTGCGCGTCGATGTCGGTCAGAATAAGCGTCTGACCCGTAGTGCGCACTGCCGCCATAATCTGCCCAGCGGTTTGCAGCTCAATGTCGCCCGCTTGGTTTGTAGCGGCGGCGGTCCACTGGGTGTTGTTTTCTTGGTCGCACCAAGCGATCCGGCGCGGATTGCCGCCAGCACCTAGTGCAAACAAAATGCGTTCCTCGGTGACCAGCAAGCCGCTGCAGGATGTGGGAGCGTTAGTAATAGCTGCGGCGGGCGTCACGCTTGGAGCCACACCAAGCTGCCATTCATACAGCTTTCCGTCCGCGCTGCTACACGCAACCAAATATTCGCCCCAGTTGTCCAAATCCCAAGTGGTCGCCTCGGAATATGTGCCGGTGCTGCTGCGCGCCACGCCGTAGCTGCCGGTGCCGTAAAAACCGCTGCCGTAGCCCGTAGCCAGCGCGGCGTCTTCTAGCCCAGCCGTCAGGCCGGTGGGCGTGATGTCGTAGACGGTTCCGCCAGCCGTGGCCGCCTTCAGGCTGTTATATGTGCCGCCTGCGATCCAGCGGCTGCCGTTAAGAGCCTGCCATGTGTGCATGCCTCGGGGCGTGGCAGAGAACATGCTGGCGATCCGCTCGCTCCAGCCGCCGATGGGGCGCATGCTGCCCTCGCGCCAGCGCACAAGGCTGCCATCCCGCCACCGGCCAGAGGACTGCAGGTCGGTGCCGTTTCGGACGAAGCCGGGAGGGATGTCGAGAGGGATCAGCGGCATCTTCAGCGCAACTCCGCCCACACGGTAATACTACTTGCGCCAGTATATCGGTAATAATGGGTATCCGGTATTATCGCACTCAAGGTGGCCCGGTGAGTATCGCCGCCGTTCTTGCTACATTCCGCCACCTGCACCCACGTTGTGCCGTCGGTGGATACCTCTAGGTATTGCGAGCCAGAGGACGCCCCGCACACATTGACCATAATCGCCCGACCAGCAGTGTTCTGGTAGCTGGTGCCGATAGCGCGCGAGGCCGACACATCCTGCCAAGTTTGGCCGACGCCCACCGATGTGGATGCCGCTACAGTGGCGTCAACATACGCCTTAACGCTCTGCTGTGTCGGCAGCTTGGATGCGCTGTCCGACACCATATCGTCTTCATCAATGGACAGGGCGGTGAACGCATAGGTGCTGATGTCGGTCAGCGCGACCTGCACCATCGTGCCGCCATCATTTGCGACAAGACGATCCGCGTCCACAAGCGTGGTGGCTGTGGCTGCGGTGCCGCCATCCAGAATGTTGATCTCGGCGGTCGTGACTGTTGCCCCGTCCAGCAGGTTCAATTCAGCGGCGGTCGCGGTCAGGCCGCTCAGGCTGTCGGTCAGCCCAGTCAGGAGGTTAAGCTCGGCGGTCGTGCTAGTGATCCCGTCTAGGACCGCCAACTCCGCACTGTCCAGCGCCCCGAGAAACGTACCGAGCGACGTCCAGTTGGCGTTCAGCGTCGTGCCCCATGTGTTTTCCGACCCTGAGACGGTTGGTAGTGTGTAGCTAAAGGTAGCCATTAGCTTAGCCCTTTCACTTTCAAGCGCATGTTGCTGCCGCCAGCCTTAGCCCGCGCCCCATCGGCGTTCACCTGCTGCACTGCCTGCGAGTATAGCTGCGACCACACGGGCACGCGAGCGTCTTCCTGCAGGTAAGGCGCGCTGTGCATGAGCGAGCCGTACAGGTACACCTCCGGGAAGGTCTGGAGCAGCCAGTTGGTCTGCTGGTCGGTAGATAGCCTCGGTAGCTTTTGCCGATAGACCAGCGTCATTGTCGAGCTGGTTGCTGGTCGGGGGTAGAACTCAAATTCGCCCCCGACCAGTGTGTAGTATTTGGTGGTGCCTGTGTAGCTGTTGGTCTTCTCGGCCATCTCGAGGATGTTGTCACGGCTGACGTACTCGAGGCGCTGGTTGTCCAAGCTCAGCGACAGCGTCTCCAGCCAGTCCGTGGGCAGCGAGCTATACTGGCTGTCCAGAGTGGCTGTAGACCGCTGCTCCATCCGCCAGTGGCGGATGTCGCGGTTTGCCTGAGCCTCTGCCAGAGTGACAAACGTCGGAATGTCCTGCGCGACGGCGGGAGCATTCAGCCAGTTTTCAATCGTGACCAAGAGGTCGCTGTAGCTTGCGAGAGACATTAGCCGATCACACCGTCAGGGGTCTCACCAAATTGAGACTGATTGTCCGCCGGGGACGCCATAGAGAACCCGGCCTTCTTGAGGTCATCAAACGACAGCGTTTGCGAGGATCGCACGGCCTGCTGGATCTGCGTCGCCACGGAGCTTTGCATGACCTGCGCGCGGGCGTCGTCCATGAGGAACGGCGACGCATGCATGAGTGCGCCGTAGAGGTAGATGTGCGGTGCCTCGTCCAGCAGCCAGTTGCTGCCGCTGTCCGCGCCTGCGCTGAGCGCCGGGATCTTGGCGTAGTATTCGAGCGCGATGGTGGTGCTCGACGCTGGGGCCGGGGCGAGCATAATCTTGCGCCCGACAATGGCGAAGAACTTAGGCGTGCCCGCAGTGCGCAGGCGGGCGCGGCGCAGCGTAATGAGCTGCTGCGGAGACACCTGCTCGAGCGGCGCGCTGTCGCTGCCGCTGACCTGCACATAAACCAGCTCGAGGGCGTCAGTGGGTAGCGCGACCTCTGAGGTGCTTGTGGTCACCGTGGTGGTGGACACCATAAACGACGACCGCAGAACGTCGTTCATCGACGTCTCGGCCAGCCGAATAAAATCTGGGATCTGCTGATCCAGATCTGCGCGGTTGAGCCAGTCCGCAATAGTAGTCTTCAGCTCTCCATAAGTTGATATGGCCATTGCGGCGCTCCTTCAGGTTAGTAGGCTTTCGCCTTTTTAAGGCAGCGCTTGGCGGCCTTGCATTTCGCTGGGGTCGGGCAGCCACGGCATGGCTTGAACGCGGTAACCTTTTTCGTCGGCTTCTTCATTTCTTCTTCCCCTTTCGTGCCTTGCTCAGCGCGATGGCGACAGCCTGCTTCTGCGGCTTGCCCGCCTTGATCTCTGTGCGGATATTAGCAGAGATTGTTTTCCTTGACGATCCTTTGCGTAGAGGCATCAGACTGGCTCTCCTCACGGTCTTCAGCATCGGCCCACTTGCCGAAAGGGCGGTGGCCCAAACCACCGGGCTTTACGGGTTCTTTTTTGACCATCGGTCGATGTACTCCAAAATGCTTTGAATTTCGTCTTCTGGCGGCATGCCATAAGGATCTTGAGACCACGATGGCATGGCGCCGATTTTTTGCTCTGCGAACACGGTATCTCCGACGTTTGCCTTCCTGTTGGCATCGCCATAAGGGCCGAAGTTTAACCAACTGTTTTGCCCGCGTGTTTCGGAAGTCATCGCCCCGCGAGCTTCAGGCGAGTACATGCGGGAATGCTCCAAAAACGCTCGCTCCTCGCCTTTATGCCGGAAAAACGGGTTGCCCGGACCAAAGTGCCCGTAGGCGTCATGCACCGCTCGGAAGGCGTCATTAGCGACAGCGTCGTCCTTGTCTCCGATCCTGCCGACCCGCGTTAAGAGTGGGTTGGTGCGCGGGTCAAAGTAATCGGACCCGACATCTGCTCCATAGCCAAAGTCGGTGGGAAACACATACAAGCGACCGTTTTCGACCAAGTCTTGATAGCCCAAGGCAGGGCTTGCCTCATATGGGTCGCGCATGCCCTCACGCAGGAACTTGAACTCGATGCCGCTGTTTTTGAGAGCGTTGTATTGGTCAAGCGTCTCCTGAACCATGGCGTCATAAGCCCGCTTGACCGCCGGGTTGCCGGGATCGTCGAGCATCTGGTCATAGGCGGCAGCGATCATGCGGGCGCGCTGCTCGCTGAATTCTGGGTATTCCCCCATCGGGGTGGTGTCCATACCGCGTCGCTGCATGTACTCCAGCGCGGCTTGCTCGATGGGGTTAATCGGCTTGGCGTCGAAGCGCGCGCCGCCCGGAAGCATCACTTGAGACGGGCGTCCGGGCGTCTCTGTGCGATACGACGACGCCGGAACCAAGCGATCGCCTAGCATGTACGCATCAGCAGCGGCTGACCCGAGAGGTTCCGGGCCGCCACGACGACGCATGCGCTCTATAGCCGCCGCACGCCCGCCAGCCTCGCTGGCAGCGCCGAGCATGCGGGACGCAGGCAGGGCGTAGAGGGCGTCGGCGATCTGCCCCATCTCCTCGGCGTCTGGGATGTCTCCGGGCTGCAGGCCAAGCCCCAGAGCATCCGAGGCGTAGCCCATGCCCTTTGACAGCGCCCCGCTGCCTGCCGTGAGGCCGCCCAGCAGGATGTCCAGAGGGCTGAGGGCGGCGCGGTTGACCCGGCCAAGCAGCGTGTTGGAGTAGCGCCCGGAGGGGTCGAGGAGGTTGTACAGGGAGGCGTCGGCGTCGGTCATCATGGCGAGACCGGCGTCGATGTCCTCGTTGCCCACGCGGCTCCCCAAGCTGCGGCTCGGCGTAGTGGTGGGCGTGTCCGAGATCGTCGGCAGCATCATCAGCGGCTCGCCGGTGACGTCGTCAAAGTCCATGCCGGGATTGTTGTAGCGCTGGACGTCGGACCAGCGGTACTCGTTCCCATCTGGTGTAACCAGCATGGCAACGCCGTCTACATAAGTGATGATACCGTCTGCCATCAAAACCTCCCTAGTAACGACATGCCGCCGGGTTGCGCGTATGGGTCTTCCTCCGGCTGCATACTCATAGCGCCGAGCAACCCTGCTGCGGGAACCCCATACATAGTACGCCCGCCGCTGGCGATGCTGCGGCGTGGGTTTGGTTCGCTGAACCATCCGGGCATGGTAAATCCGCCAGCCTGCTCTTCAAGCATGTTGAGGGCCTGCTGCTGCGTAAGATCCCCACGAGCATGCGCCTGCCAGATTGCCTCCGCATTCTGCTTCGCTTTAGCTGACTTATTCGTGAACAGGCCGCGTATGCCTTCCCAAGTAATCGACTGCGTCTCTCGCGGCAAATATCCGTATTCTTGAGCCACAGCGCGGTAGTTGTCGGCCTGTTGACCGTAGTTCCCTCGCGCTCCGGTAGGGACACTTTCGAACATCCCTCCCAGCCCCTGTATGGCAAGGGGGTCGCCGCCTGCAAGCGGGCGCATGTTTCCAACAGCGATGGCGTGCGTATCGACGGTGATGTCGCCCATGTCGCTAAACGGAACTTCAATGTTGTTGAAGAAGTTGCGCACCTTGTGCTTGTCGCCCATTGCCCCAGAGATGGTGGCAAAGTCGCCGCCGCTTTCAAGAGCGGTGACCGCCTTCTCCAACTCGTTAAAGCCGCCAAAAGAAATGTCTGCTGGCTTGCCTTTTTGGGTCAGCACAAAGTCGCCGAGGTCGCCTTCAGGGGTCAGAGATCGGTAACGCTTGGGGTGGTAAGCCTCGCTGAACGCACGCACCCACATAGCTTTTTGCGGCACCGTCTCCAGCTCAGAGTATGACTTGCCTTGGATTTGTTCCCACAGCTCGGCGTTTTTACCGCGCCTCCCTTGAATAAAGGCCGGATACTTTTGTGCCACCGCAGTCATTTCTGACGTCCACGGGTGGTTGCGATTGGCAATTGCGGCGTCTGCTACGCGCTCGGCCAGAGAGGCGTTTTTGAACCAATCCATCTGCGGCGATAGCGCCGCAATGACGCCCGACATCGAGGCGCGAGGCACTCCGTAGCGCGACGCAAGCTCCTCCGAAAACCGGTTTGCCCCGACGTACCAGAGCTTGGCCCGATTTTGAAACTCAGGGGGAAGTTTATCCATCACGAAGCGGATGTTTTCCTTTTGGAAATCATTGTAGAGGGTAGCGGCCTCGTCCGGTGGCAAGTCTCGAAGCCACTCGTATCCGGGCTGCCTTGCGATAAACTCCATGTTTTTGCCGAGCGTGCCAGCCCGCTCTATGTCGGATTGGCCGATAGTCAGCGCGCCAGACAACGGATCTGCGTCTGGATTAGCCCCTCCGGGTTGGCGGGTGGATATGCGGCCTGTGGGGCCAAATCTAGGATCAGCGCCGGGTACGCGCGCAGGTGGCAGCTCGATGCCAGTGATGCGCTGGCCCTCCGACACTCGACGAGCAGCCGCCGGTGGCACCGCGCCGGAGACATCCGCAGCCAGCTCACCAGCCCTCTTTATCTTTCCAAGCAGTCCAGCCATCTCTTCATCCCACCGATTTCTGTCCCTTGCAGCCCCACGCCTTGCGCCGGACCTTAACCTTAGCGGTGCGCTTCTGGCTCACCGTCCGCGCGCAGTAAGCGTCGCCGCGCTTCGTGCCGGGGTGCGAGACGCGCTTGTGCGTCTTGCCCTCGCTGTCCTTGTACGTCGTGCCGTCGGCGTACTTCTTACTTGGACTTTGCTTTTTTCGCACCGGACTTTCCCTTCGCCACTGCGAGGTTCGACCACGCATTCGGATACTTGACGCCGCGCCGCTTTGACATGGCCTTGGCCCGCGCCTTTTGAGATGGTGTCAGCTTAGCCATCAGCGCTTGTTCCGCAGCATGGTAAGAGTTCTCACCCCCAGTCTATTCGCAGTCTCAAATTGTCGGCGCACCGGGCCGCTAAGAAACGCGTCCTCACCTGCAGCGATTGAGCGTGCCACATCTGCAGGGACGCCCTCGGAAAGCATGTAAGTCAGGAGCGGGTCTTCCGCTGCAGACAGAGAGGCGGCTGGGGTGCCTGCGGCAGGAAACGCGCCCTCGCTTCCGGGCACTCGAGGGCGGTCATACGACGCGCCACGCAGGTTGCGTATGGAGGAAATTTCGCTTGGGTCCATAAGAGAGCCTATGGGAGATAGCTGGCGCTCAGGGAAGCGCGCCCGCAGAAACGAGTGCATTTCCGGCGTCATGATAATCTCTCGCGGAAGGCCAGCAGGCAGCCTTGACGGCAGCCCCTGCGCCATGACTTGGTCCTCGTAATACGACGTGCCCAGTGGCTGCCTCATCACTTGGTCCTCGTAATACGACGTGCCCAGTGGCTGCCTCATCACTTGGTCCTCGTAATACGACGTGCCCAATGGCTGCCTCATCGCTTGGTCCTCGTTCGTGATGTAGTCTGGACGCCGCTTAGTAACTGGCGCAGGCGCTACCTGTAGGAGGCCCTGTGGGCGCGCGTTGGGGCGCACGGCCTGCAGGGCGGCCTGCCGATCGCGGTAGCCGTAGGGGCGCATCATGGCGTTGCCGATGGCGCTCAGGAGGCCGCCGCCCTCAAAGCGTGGGCCTGACCTGCCGGGTCCGCCGCCGTCGATCCGGTCAATGGATGGCGGCACGATCTTGTCGCCGATCTTGTAGCCCCACTGCCGGTCAGCGTTGCCCCCAAAGAGTGCGCCCATGGTATCCTCGCGTGTCTAGACGCGGGCAGCATAGCAGAGATCTTGCCAAGAAAAAAGGCCGCGCACTGGGCGCGGCCATGAGGCAGGGAGGTTTCGTCAGAGAAGACCATGACACGGGTAGGGTACTTGATCAAGCGACGCCGCGCAAGTTTCGTCTCAGGGGCGCGGACCACGACAGCATTTTCGAGCCGCCCAGCATCACGGCGTCGTCCACAGCCAGCGACAGGCACAGGGCGTCGGCAAGGTCTGGCGACTTGAGGCCGCGCTTGCGCATCTCGTCCTTACTCTCCACCGCCATCTTGCCGCTGGACATGTAGCGGTAGCGCACCGACGTCAGCTCCGCGATCAGGCGGTCGTTGTCTGGCAGCTTGCAGCCGCGATCCTCGAGCCAGCCCTTGACGCGGAACCACAGCTCGCTGCGCAGGTTCGTGTAGGTGCCCTTGGCGCTGGGTGCCTCCGCCACGTTGACGCCACGCACGGGCGCGCCCAGCTCGCGCAGGCGGTCGACCACACCGGCACCGAGGCCGATGCTGTCCACGAGGATCACCTGCGGTCGCTTCGACGACGGCAGGGCGTCAAACTCGGCCTTGACCCGCCCGACAGTGCCCATCAGATCGACGCCGTTCCAGACCATGATCTCGTAGACGACCGACCCGGCCCGCTTGAGCAGGACGGTGCTGTCGCTCCCGAAGCGCGCGACGTCCAGCGCCCAGACTGGCTTTTCCTCCGGCGAGCGCTCGATGTCGCGGTGTCGCGCGGCGTCGGCTAGGTGATACGGGATCACCGTGTCGTCGTCCGCCATCGGAAATTCGCCCAAGACGCGGATGCGGAATGCGTTGCTGTCCTCGCCGTAGCGCTCGCGCATCTCCTCGACAAATTCGTCGCTCACCAGCGGGCTGTCGACGCAGGACCACCGCCGGGTCCACCAGCTATCCGCCAGCCGGGTTTGGCTCTCGAAAAACGTGCCGCTGGATCTTGTCGGGTTCGACAGCATGACCGTCACCGCGCTGTGGCCTGACATCGAGCCAGCCGCCGCCTCGAACACCTGCTCGGGCACGCCCGACGCCTCGTCCACGACCAGCATGACGTTGTCGCTGTGCACCCCAGCCAGCGCTTCCGGCGTCTCCGCGCGGCTGGTCCGGGCCGAGATAAACGCCTCGGACGGTGCCGCCGTCAATTCCACTCGGTCGCTCTTGACCGTCAGCAGCATCTTGAGCTGGTCGGGCAGCTCATTGATCCAGCGCTTCAGCTCGGCGAACAGGGCGTCGAAGAGCTGCCCGCTGGTCGGCGCGGTGACCACCACCTTGTTTGGAAACCGGAAGATCGTGAACCACAGCATGGCCCACGACGCGCTCGTTGACTTGCCGGTGCCGTGGCCCGACCTGATCGAGATCCGCCGCTCGCCCTTGGCGATGGCCTCTAAAAATTCCGCCTGATACGACAGCGGCTCCGCGCCCAAGACGTCGCGCACAAACGACACCGGGTCGTCCCGGTACGTCTCCACGAATTTTTTGAGCGGGTTGTCCTCACTCATCGGGCAGCGCCTTCGCCACCTCGTTTATGACCCGCATGGGCTTCCGCAGCGCCTCGAGGTGCAGCTCCCCGATGTTGACCGTGACCTTCTGGTCCTGCTTGCCAAACCGGTCCGGGTTGTTGACCCCAGCGTGCCACTTGAGATTTTGGACCCGCTCCTTCGCCAGCGATACGTCAGCCGACGTCAGGCCCTCCTTGCTCACCAAGCTGTCGAGGATCTCGCGCGTGTCGTCGGCCAGCGCTTCCGCCCCATCCTTGCGGCCCTCGTCGCGCGCGATGGTGTATGGCGGGTGCATGGTCAGGAGCTTGCTCATGGTTGACCGCTCGATCCCGGCGTCCTTAGCCAGCGCGGTGATCGTTCCACCGTTGGCGAGGTGCCGGTAAATTAGCTCGTCGCCCTCCATCCCCAAGCTCTCGGCGTGGGTCTCAAATTTCAGGAGCATTGCCTCGAAAAATTTTTTGCGCAGCATGTGGCCTCCATCGTGCGTGCGTGTGCGACGCGAGTATAAGCGCCGCCTGAGCCTTTTTCCACTCTCAAAATTTTTT